ATGATCGAAGCACCAGAGTTTGCTATTTTAAAACTTCTATTGGTAATTACTTGATCGATGCTTCCATTAGCATCGATATAATTCTTACCAGCATTATCTATGACCATCACATGCAATCCGCCTTTTATGGCGGCTCTTGCAACTGTTGCATTTGGAACTACGGGAAAATAATCAGCAGTATCGAACTTTTTCCTGGACGCTGAATCAGTTGTAAACAAGTATTTCCAGACATATCCGTCACCTGTAGTAGTAAAATCACCGCTCGTCTGTGTGGTATCTGGCTCTACAGTAGATGTGGCTCCGTAATTGTTAAATAGACACTTATACACTCTATTTTTACTATTAATTACATAGAAGTTTTTAGTATAGAGATCAGGATCTAGATGCGAATAGTAATCATAAACAGTATTACCTGTCCATGTGATTCTGTTTGCTATATATCCAATATCAGACCCTAGTACTTTTTTGCCAAATAATATATTAGAGTATACGTTATAGAACGATTCTTTTATAGAAGTATTGGTAACAGGAGGATTTGAATCATCAGGCCATTCAAAAAACTTACCGAAGGTAACATAATAATTCGAACCAGTGCTAACAACTGTGGTGTTACCGGTGGCAGTGATGCCTTGTAGAAAGTGTCCAGATTGTGTCAATCCTTTTGTAAGTGTTATTCTAGGACCGCCACTTGTTTCGGATAAAGCTATCTTTGTCGTATTGGCATGCTGAACATAATAAATTACATCTGATACTATAGGACTTATCGCTGTATTACCTTCAGCAACAATATATCTGATCTGATCACCTGCCTGAAATACAGCTGTTCCATATTGAGCAGATATTACTGATACTGAAATCGTACTGTTAGCATCCGTAGTTAACCCAGTGCTTGATCCGCCCGTAACAGCACTATTGGCATTAAAAGAAGTAAGTACGGGAGCAGAAAAAGTAAGATTTGGATTTATATCATAATCTGCGCCAGCAAATATGATATTGGTATTTAAAATCTTACCTGTGTTATCTGCTATACCATCCGCAAGTGCATTTCCTGTACTAAACAATATAGATGCATTAGCAGCGTATCCAGTACCATTATTTGTTATATTAATCTTTGAGACTGATAATCCAGATCCGGCAATATCACTTTTCATTTCTTCAATGAATTTATTTTTAATGTTTCTATTAAATATTCCAGCCATGATATTACCCGCCTGATGAAATTATAACGCCTCTGGCATTATAAGTTGTAGTAGTTTCTGCTATTATATTCTGATCAAATTTATTTGTGTCTATTATCAATGGTTTGCCAAACATTTTGTTTCCGACAGGATGAGTTAGTTTTTTAATTACATCGATGTATTTATCTAATGATTTTTCTACTTGTATTTCATAAGAAAATTCCTGGTAGTAATCGCTGTCCGTAACATATTTATCGGAATTTAAGAACCCGCTATTATCTAACCATTCGCCTTCTTCAGTAGCAACACCACCAACTATCATATCCAGCACTGCTGTAAAATCAGTATTCGATTGATTGGTAAATTCTATTTGCTCACCTTCAGTATTGAAAGTATATCCAGACGATAATAAAGATACATCCGATCTCCTGATGTGATAGCTCTCAATGATTTTATAGTACCTATTAGCATGGTAGTATCAGCAAGGCAGTTACCTAGGACAGAATCAATAGTCCCAACATTGAGATTCGCGCTGAATTGAGTATTTGCTTGGAGATAATGTCCGTTTGCTTCTACACCAGCTCTGGTGGCAGGAGTCAGCGTTATCCTTGATCCGCCTACAGTTGTCGAGAGAGCGATCACAGTATCATTCGAATGCTGTACATAATATAAAGTATTATTAGCAAGACCTGTTATTGCTGTATTTCCTTCAAGAGCTGTGTATACTACACCCCTGCCATATTGAAACGTATTAGAATTGGTTACTGTTATCGTGCTGTTTGCATCAGTTGATACTCCTGTGCTTGCTCCGCCAGTTACAGCACTATTAGCATTAAACTGTGTGTTGGCCGGAGCGATGATAGTGTTTGCTTCTGGATCAATCAGATTAGTATTGTATGTAAAAAGAGATGTGTTAGAGATAGATCCTACTTTGAATCCTGCACCTGAACCTTCAGAAGCAAATTTCCTGGTCACTGTAACAGGACTATCTACAGCATAACCATATCCACCCTTGAGTAATTTAAAATTAATATAGCCTTTTGCTTGTTCAGGATCTAATATTGTTTTTACTTCAAACTGCAATCCAGATCCAGACGTGCTTTCGGTAGTCAATATATCACCGGGAGCATGATTCTCGTCCGAACCCGATACGGTTGCGCCAACAACAGATCCTCGTATCAACGTTGCTTGCCTGATATCCAGGCCCTCGTACATCACATATTCACCAGGAACAAACAAATCTCCGCTAGGACCTGGCACTATATCAGTCAGATACAGAATATGAGATGAATTTACTTGTTGATTTATTTTAGCTACTGACATTACATATGCAGTAGCACCAGATGTTGTTCCGCGTATTAGTTTGTTATCGTATGTGTAATTTAACGATCTTTCTTCCACTTCAATATATTGTTTTCTAGACCATTTTCCATCAGATAACATCAGCACATCATCTTGAGGAACAAATACTTCTATCTCCAGATTATAAAGAAGTCTGAATAATAACTTCAAACCTTCTATAGAACCTTTTGATCTATACACATCTAATATGTGTTTTTCTAGAAGAGCTTTATCAGAAAGTACATTCTTAGGAATTCCGTTCATATATTTCGACAAGAAAAAATCTATATATTCTTCGCTCACACCATCGATATCTGAAGTCTCAATCAGATTTCTAGATTTTTTTACAGGACCTTGTTCATCCATCCACTCATAATAAGCAGCGATGAACTGGACAAAATTATCACCCTCTTCTCTATAGAAGTCAGGAAACTGATGCTTTACTAAAGGAGCAATATTTTTTAAATCTGTGATCATTATTGTCTATATGCGGTTACGTTTATTGATATCTCATCATAATCTATCTTGAGGTATTTGCTTTCTTGTACAACAATATCATCATTTATTACTTTAGCAAATATCTTGATATTCGTATCATAATTATAAGGATTGAGATCAAATGCTAATTCACCTGTATCATAGTTGACAGTTCCTATATTAGATTCCAATATCTGTTGAACTATTGTATCTGTGATCTTATCATACATTATATAATACAATCTAAGAAATCCATTACCATCATCACTCAGAGTAACCTGTCCCTGAGGTGTGGTAGAATTGTAATATACGCCATCTTTAAAATAATCAAACAAGCTGCTTCTGATACATTCAGTTTCATTAACAATATAAGGAGCTCGTAAAGGTCTTGCTAAAGGATTTGAGAAAGAAAATTCCAAAATCATTCAGGTATGTTGTTTCATATGACTGAACTTTGCTTAAAACATCTGATTTAAGTTGCTGTATACTTTTAGCAGTTAATGAAGGATTATAACTAACAGCAGATTGAATCTCGATATACATGTATTCAGGATCTTTGATCACAGGTTCTGTTGTAATGCTTTTTGTTCTTAAGTATGCAACGATATCCGTCTTTAGTTCTGCAGAGACGACAGGAAAATTACCATACGGAATCATGCTGATGATTACTTTGCCATACTGCGGAGGAATAGCATTCTCTCCTCCGTATACATTGACAGTCTTGATCTGCGGATATTTCTCGCTGATCAGCGTCGTATAATCATCCTTGGTAACAGCTCTATTCTGAGCAGCAAAATGCCTAGGGGCATTGAGCTTCATGGATTCTATAGTTTCTCTTTCTGACCCATCTGCAGAAGAAATATTAGTTGTTGCTGTGACAGAATAAGTAGAGCTATCTCCTACCTTGCCGCTAGTCGAAAAGTTTACAACTTTATTACCCAGTATGCCATTAGTTGATCTGTATTTTACTTTTACTATGTTTCCGTTTGCTAATAATTTGCCAGAAATTCCATCGCCAAAAACAATCTCATATTGATCATTATTATATCCTTGGATAAAATATACTTCTGAATTTGAAGTTAGACCATATAAAGTATCGGCTTTCGTGTATATAGAATTCGATGAATCTGATGAAGAATTGATCACAGTAACTCTGATGCTATTAGTATCGATGTTTGATGAGCTAAGAGTATATCGTGCTGTTCCATCAACATTGAAGAATTCTTGTACTATCTTGCCTTCATAAACATACACAGGATCGCTTACATATCCTACATCTGTTCTATTGATTGTGATATTTTCATTTGTTGTGAAATCCATATTGATCCCGTCAACCACTGATCTTAAGGTATAATTTTCCGGGATCACTACATTGTCAGGAACATCACCACCTGTATTGATAGCAAAGGTAACCTTTGCTCTTGCGGATGTTCTTGATCTCGGAGTGTAGTTCAATTCTTTTGCATGAGATACGACTGAATTTCTTAGCTGCGAAGAGTCTAAGAACATCTCGCTGCCTATCATGTTAAGATAGAAAGCATTCATGTATGTGTTGTAAGACAATACATCTAACAGAGAATTAAGATTAGATCCTTCAAAATCATAATCTTTAAATTGCGTCTTAGATTTCATAAAGGTCTTAAGGTTGTTTTTGATACCGTCAAAACTTAATTCTGAAACGTCTAGGAATCCTGTATTGGCCATTTATCTTACTCTTCTTAAGACGAAATCTAATGTTATCGGTGATATGTTATTAACAATCGAAAATACGATAGTGACTTCATAAGCGTTATCATCAGGAAATCCTTTTGCTGTGACGCTTATAAGTCGAGCTCTGGGTTCATAATTGTTTATGGTCTCTGCGATCTTTTCTTTTAAGATGTATTCGGTATCTTGACTTATATTCTCAAACAGCGTCTGGCGTATGCCCGATCCCAATCCTGGATTAAAGAACCTCTCATAAGGATCTGTCAATAAAAGATTTCTAACAGATCTTTTTACCGCAACCTCATTGGTGATCAATACCAGATCCTCTTTTACAGGATGGATATCAAAATTAGTGGGTATATCTGAATAGAATACTGTGCTTGCCATCGTATATTTATAATGATGTCCGACAAGCATTCAGATACTGCGGATTGTATTTTTGGATGTCATTAGCAGTAGAAGAAGCAAGTGCCCATCCCTGTGTCATGGGTTTAGATCC